GCCCACGCGCCCCCACCTCGACGCCGATCCGCGCCCCGACCTGCGCGCCGTCACCGCCGGCCGCACCACCACGCTCGCCACCGAGCGCCGCAACCGCATCGCCGCCCTGGTCGCCGGCCGCCCCCTGGTGCGCGGCCTCACGTTCAAGGAGGTCGCCGACGCCATCGGCGTCAGCGCCAGCGCAGTCCACTACCTCTACGACAGCATGATCGAAGGCGACCGCGTCGCATCCGGCCGCATCCCCGGCGAGACCAAGGTGTATCGCCTCTACGACCCCAAGGCCGAGGCCGCCGAAGCGCAGCGCCTCGCCGCCGGCCTCCAGGGCCGCATCGCCGCCCACCAGGCCCGGCGCAACCCCAGCCATCAGGAGGCCGCATGATCGCCACCCACCCCCGTGCCGCGCGCCGCACCGGGGCGCTCCCGCCCGCGCTCTCGCTCGTCGCGCAGATCCGCATCGCCGCCGCCGGCACGTCCGACGAGCGCATCCAGCGCGTGCGCGACCGCCTGCTGATACCGCGAAACAGCACCGAAGCCCGCACCCTCCCGCTGCGTCGCGCGCTGCTCGAGCTCCTCGCCCACGGCGGCGAGCTCGACATCAACGCCCTGCGCGCTCGCCTGCCCGCCGACCTCGAGCACAACCACGAAAGCGCCCGCCGCCAGCTCGCCCTGCTCCAGCAGTTCGGCTGGGCCGAATCCCGCTGCGCCACCAGCCGCCGCGGCATGACCGTCGGCAGCCCCCGCGCCCGCCTCTACACCATCAACGCCGCCGGCCGCACCGCCCTCGCCGACGCCGCCACCGCTTCCACCACCGGAGATCACTGACATGGCCCGCAAGCGCCTTTCCGCCACCACCCTCGAATCCTGGTCCGACGTCGACGCCTGCCTCAAGGCCATCGGCGAGGTCGACCGCGAGCTCGGCCTCCTCGAAGCCGCCCAGCAAGAGCAGATCGACGCCCTCAAGTCCGCCACCAAGGCCGCAGCCGAACCCCTCCAGGCCAAGAAGGCCGGCCTCGAGCTCGCCATCCAGCAGTACGCCGAAGCCAACCGCGCCGAGTTCATCAAGGCCAAGACCCGCGAGCTCACGTTCGGCACCGTCGGCTTCCGCCTCTCCACCCGCGTCGTCATCAAGAACCTCGGCAACACCCTCCAGGCCCTCAAGGACTTCGGCCTCACCGGCTGCATCCGCATCAAGGAGGAATGCGACAAGGAGGCCATGAAGAACCTCCCCCTCGAGCAACTCCACGCCGTCGGCGCCGCCCTCAAGCAGGAAGACGCCTTCGGCTACGAAATCAAGCGCGAACTGATTCAGGAGGTGGCGTGATGGCCAAGGCAATCATCATCCTCGACGACGACGGCCCGGACGGCGAGGTCAACATCCACTTCCGCTTCGAGCCCAACGGGATCGACGAGCAAAGCAGCGCCCACGCGCTCGCCGCCCGTCTCCTCGGCACCGCCAGCGCGCTGCACCAGCCGGACGTAGGGGGAGGGCGCGTGATGCCCGGGCGGATCCACTGCGCGAACACCGAGCTAAACACCGTGCATGTCGAAGACGTCTTTCAGCTCACCAATGGGAACCGCTACACGCTCATGATCGGCGCGGAGTCCAAGGCTCCGATCATTCGATCCGGGAATACCGGCAAGATCTGGGCCATCAATTGGGAACAGCTGATACAGATGGCTCGCGATGCCGGGGTGGACGCCGACGCGGGGGGGCTCTGATGAAAGCCGCCCCCTCCGGCACCCCCGCCGAGCGCGCCCGCGCGCTCATGGGATGGAAGCCGCGCGCCCAGATCCTCGCAGACGGGGGCGACATCACCCGGCGCTGCGAGCGCTGCCGCTTCCGCTGGCTCGACCGCAAGCGCACGCACGACGAGCGCGTGGACTTCGCGTCGGTGTGCGGCCACCCGGACGCCGCCGGCGACCACGGCCACGCCACCCGCGAAAGCGCCACCTGCAACCACTGGGAGCTCTGACCATGCCCGACCGCACCCTGACCCTCAAGGCCAACAGCCGCGGCAGCTGGGCCAACGTCTGCACCCTCACGCCCGCCCAGCTCGCCAACGTCAAGGCCGCCGCCCTTCAGCTCTGCCTCGCCGCCAACGCATGCGTCAGCTTCAAGGTCTCCGACGAGCGCGGCACCACCCTCCACAGCCTCGACGCGCGCGGCCCGCTCGTCTGGCAAGACCGCACCTGATTGCATGACCGAAGGAAACCGACGGGCACATATCGGAACCAGCCGGCACGGAGACAGCAAAGGCCCGCCTTGGGGAAACCCGAAAGGGCGCCGGGAACCGGCCCCCCCACCCAACCGCAGCACCACCAGGAGCATCCGCATGAACAAGTCCGAACTGATCGCCGCCATCGCCGCCGACACCCGGCTCGCGAAGCATAACGTCGAGATCGTCCTCGACTCCCTCGCCAGGGTCGTCTCCGGCCACCTCGCCAGCGCCGACCCCCACGTCGACGCCGAGGTCACGCTCCCCGGCCTGGGCAAGCTCAAGACCACCACCCGCGCCGCCCGCACCGGCCGCAACCCCCAGACCGGCGCCGAAATCCAAATCCCCGCCAAGCGCGCCCCCACCTTCACCCCCGCCAAGGCGCTGAAAGACGCCTGCAACGCCTGACCAGGAGAACGCCATGTGCGAATGCCGCAAGAACATCGAAGAGAAGCTTCTAGCCAGATTCATAGAGAAGTCGCCGAACGCCTCGAACCACGAGGTCAGCCTCAAGGGATACGCGATCGTGGTCGGCGAAACCCTTAGCTCGCGCCCCTTCATGCCGGCCAGCCTCAGGGCTGATCACCCGCTAAAGAGGGGCGGCCTGAAACGCAAGACGGAAGAGATAAACATGTTCTTCAACTACTGCCCGTTCTGCGGCACGAAGCAAGCCTGACCGCGCAGCCAGGCTCGATGGCCTGCCCCGCGCGGGCCTTCCATCAAGCCCCGTCCTTCCCACCCCTGTCCGGAGACAGCCATGCAAGCCACCACCCCAGAAGACGCCCGTGAAGACCTGCGCGAGCGCGCCGCCCGGCTGCGCGCCGACGCCCGCCGCGTGCGCGCCGGCGCCGCCTACGCCGACGGCCAGGCCTACCGCGACGACATCGCCCTTGCCGAACTCCTCGAGGCCCAAGCCCGCGAGTTCGAACGCGAAGCCGACGAGTCGCAGCCCCGCTAACCCACTCCCCCAGGAGCCCGCCATGCTGCAACCCCTCGCCGAACACCTCGCCGACCTGCTGCTGGCCGCGCTCCTGTGGCTCATGCCCATCGACGAGGAATGATCATGTCTCCGCAAGACTGGAAGGACATCGAGCAAGCGCTCGCCCACCCCTACCGCCAAGCCAAACTACTCGCCGATGGACACGAGCTCACACTGGCGGTCGAGCGCGGAAAGGGGCTGCGCTACGTCGTCGTCATCTACATCGACGGCAAGATCGAGTGGATAAAGGCCGTACGCCCCGAGGCCGACGCCATCGAGCGCAAGTTCTGGCGCGCCCGCCGCACATTCCTGTATAGCCCCAAGGTGCGCGCCCACGCCGAGGCCCAGGCCAAGCGGCGCGGCACGCCCGCCGATCTACGCAGGCTCTTGGAGAGGCAGGCCGCGGCCCATTTCGAAATGCTTGACCCCACCTTCGCGTCAGCCCGGGCGGCGTGCGCCCATCTGCGCCGGCACTGCACCACGGTCGAGCGCATTTCCGGCGCAGAGCCGCCCACGCCCGCCACGCAGGAGCGCGCACAATGACCGCCCAGGCCCGCAACGCCCGCACCCACCTGATCCGCCTGATCCACGTCGCCCGCCGCGACCTCGACATGGCCGACGACACCTATCGCACCCTCGTCGGCCAGCTTGCCGCCGGCAAGACCAGCTCCGCCGACTGCACCGTACCCGAGCTCGAGCGCATCGTCGCCCACCTCAAGAAAGCCGGTTTCAAGGTGCGCAAGCCCAAGGCCGTCAAGCCCACCGAAACCCGCGCCCTCGCCACCGACGCCGAATCCCGCAAGCTGCGCGCTGTCTGGCTGCTGCTCCACCAGATCGGCGCCACCCACAGCAACACCGAGGCCGCGCTCGCCGCCTACGTCAAGCGCATGACCGGCGTCGACGATCTCCACTTCGCCCGCCGCCCCAACGACAAATACCGCGCCATCGAAGGCCTCAAGGCCTGGGCCGCCCGCGAACTCCCGGCCGCCATCTCCGCCCGCATCGCCCGCTTGGTCTGCGCCGGTACCATCCCCTCGGGGCTGGATGCCCTCCACATCCACCGAACCCTGTGTCCAACGCTAACCCCTCGCAGCTTCGACGCCTTGAACTACGTCTGGCAGTGGCTCGAGGCGAAAGAGCGCAGGGGCAGCGAGGTATTCGACATCCCACCCGCGCGGGTCGCCTGAGGCCGGCCATGTCCCTCCAACTCGACGACGACTATCCCGAGATCCTGGCGGCCGCGGCCAACGCGGCCTATGCCTGGCTAACCGAGCACCTGCAGCTCGAGCACCAGCCGGCCGCCGAGGCCGCTTTCGCCATCGCCGAGGCCATCCGCAACGATGTCGGCGGCGCCTACGAGTACATCCCAAAGGGCCAGACCTGGCTGCTCTCCCGCCGCGATCGCGAGATCTACGGCAAGTTCCGCGGCGACAACTACCGCAAACTCGCCCGCGAGTACCACCTCTCCGAAATGCGCATCCGTCAGATCGTCGAGCGCTGCCGCTCCGAAGACATTCGCGCGCGCCAGTCCACCCTGCTCTGAGCAACAAAAAAGGGCCGTCCGGCCCCTGATCCACATTTGCGCCACGCGCAACTCATTTGCTGCCGGCGTCCCGTTTCCTCCCCCTCCGTCCCACCGCATCCCGCATTTTTCGATACGACAGGCCCCGACTTTTCCTGTCTCCCCTCAGC